TATTTACTATTATTTATAAAATATCTAATAATATATATATATATATATATTATTAGATATTCTTAAATAAAATAGTTTAAGAATATAAGTAATACTAAATTTAAGATATGAATAATGATGATAATGATATTATTAAAATAGATTTAGATATTTTTCAAAAAAAAGTAAAAAATTATAATTATAATGATATTAATATAGATGCTTTAAATAAAAAAAAAAGTTATTTAATTGCCAAATTTTCTTGCTTTAATGAAAAATATGACTCTAAATTTTTATGGGAAAAAAAGAAAATGAAAAAAAATGTTTTTAAATCTAATTGGAATACAAATAAGTCAAATACAAATCATCATTTCGAACAACAAATCAATAATGATAAAAAATTATATACTTTTACGACAAATAAATTTAATATAAATAAAGATAAAAAATCATTTATATCATTATTAAATAAAATTTCAAATAATAATAAAGATACAATTGGTAATAATATAAAAGATATTATTAAAAATTATGATAATATAGAAGAATTATTAGATATAATATACATATATATAGGAAAAAATAATGATAAAATATATGTTGAATTTTTAAAAGATATAATTAATATTAATAAAGATATATTTTATAATTCCTTAAAAAATATAAAATATATTATAAATGAAAAATATATAAAAAATAATATATTACTTGATGAAAATTATGATGATTTTTGTGACTTTCAAAAGGATAAAACAAAATATTTAAATTTGTTTGATTCATTTATTATGATAATAAATGATATAAAAGATAATAATATTATAAATATTGTGGAAAATATATCAAATAATATTATATCAATTATTGATAATTTAGAAAATGCTAAAAGTTATATAATTAATTATTATTTAGAGTTATTATTAATTATTAAAAAAAAAATAGATATAAATAAATTTAATATAGATATATCTAAATATGATAAATCAACCAAATTTATTTTAGATAAATTTAATTTATAAAAACTTTTTTTCCTAAGTATAATTAGATATAATATTTATAATGCAATCTATACTAACACCTGGATATATTGCTAATTTTGTAATTAATTTGTTTATTTTCATTCTATTATTGTCAGTATATACTTATATTGAAAAATTAGAAAAGGTAGGGAATTGCGAATGTGCATATGAATATCAACATTTAGCATTTATAAAATCTTTTAGTATATTTGCATTAGTATTTATAGTATTTATAATGTTTGTTCCTCCAGGAACTTTATTAGCTGACATATTTGGAAAAGAAATAACTAGTGTATATTTATTTGTTATATTTATATTTTATATTTTATTTGCTGTATATTTGTATATGACAATGACTTACACAAGAATGTTAATAACTAAAAAATGTGAATGTTCTGAAGATATTAGAAGAGAATTAATATTTGCTGGTTCTACAATTGAAATGATACTAATTGTTCTAATGATATTAACATTATTTGTATTTCCTTTCATATTATCTGGTTTAACTATATTTTTCAAAAGCATTAAAACAGCATCGAAACAAATTGAAAGTAATCTTAAAAACCCCGTGAAAGGTGTTAAAAATATACCTGCACAAATATCAAAAGTTACAGGACAAGTAAAAACTATTGTCAAAAAAACTGCCACTGGAGTAAAATCTCTTTCAAAATAAAATTAAATATTTAATGTTCGTTGATTTTTATTTTTTTTACCTTTTGTAATTTGCAAATCTATTTCATCTTCAATAATTGAAGTTATTTCATCATCACTAACTGATAATGTTTCTATATTATTACTATTTTTATTTACTGTTATATTTTTATGAACATTATCAATAATAGAATCTATTTCACTTATAGAATCACTATCATCATCATTTCTATTTACTCTATTATTGTTATTTAAATTACTTCTCATAGAACCATTTCCAATATTATTAAATAATCCACTTACCATACCTAAAATCCCAGCTCCATTATTTTTATTATTATTTCCTGAAAAATTATTTACTTCTTTTCTATTATTTTGGGGTAATATATATTCTTTTGCGGCTGCTTGCTGAAATTGTTTCATTAATTCTGGATTAGATTTTAGAACATTTTCAACATCTGGAAGTTTTTGTTCTTTAAACATTCTATTTGTAAGATGAAACATAAATGCACTTCCTGATAAACTTATTAATAATCTTAATTCTGGTGGCAATTTTTTACCAGTACTTTTATACTTTTCATGTAATTCTTCGAAAATATCATCATATTCAGTTATACTATCATGTACTTGATCAGACCAACCTTCTAATTGTATTGAAATTGGGTCATATCTATTATTTAAATACTCTCCTGCTGTAACAAACGCCATTAACATTTTTCTAGAAAATCTAACACTATTGTCAAGTTCTTTTTCTTTAATAATTTTGTTATATTCAAGACGCATCTCTTCAAGATCTGAATTTAAATTAAATTTGAATGGTATTTTGTAACCTCTTTGTTCTAATCTGTCTATTTGATATATTATTTCTTTTTTCTCTTTTGTTATACTACTTCTACTTGATTTATTTTTAACAACACTATTTCTAGAAACTGAAGAACCCGTACTACCAGAATTTACACTACTATCACCACTTACTGAACCATTACTACTGGCACTTTCTCCACTCTCACTAGAATCATCATTTATAACATTTTTTTTCTTTTGTTTTTTACCTTTTGAAGAAGCTACCGAATTACTACCATCTGAAGAAGTATCGCTTACAGATGAAACAGAATTTGCACTAGAGGCTGAAGACGATGATATAATATCATCACTTATCTTTTTTTTGTTAAACATTACATCATCACCCATTCTTAAATTACCACCAGAATTGTTGCCATAATGTTTAATATTATTATTATTTCCTCTATTTAAATTAAAAATTTCATCTCTTGAATTATTTCCAAAACTCATAATATATATATATTATAAATTTTATATGTTTAAATAAAAATACGCAAATTATATAAAATTATATTGTATTAATATATTTAAATTATAAGTAATGCAAATTACTTACTTTAATTTTGAATATAATAATGATAAATCTCATGTTGTTTCTACTAATATTCCTAGCGGATTGGGTAAAATATTATTTAATATTGCATCTGCATATACATATTCTATTAATAATGATAAAAAATTGGCATTTAAACAACATAATAATAATATTAGAAAAAAATTATTTACATCTTTTTTTAACAATAAATTAAATATAATTGATGATGAAATAGAATTTAAAACACTTGAAAACAATAATTGCGTAATTCAAAAAAATGACAATAACAATATATATTTAAATGGTTTATATAATTCATTTATTTACTTAAATAGTAATGATAATTCTACAAGAAATTTTTTAAGACATTTGGTTTATTCAAATGATAATTATATGTATTCCAGTTATGATATTTACAATTCTATAAAATCTTATTTTACAAAATTAAATAAGAAAGAATGTTTAGACGATGATTTAATTTCTTTACATATTAAAGTTAATTATGATGTAAATATTCCTTATTATAATAAAGCACTTGATTTAACTGATAAATCAAATGTTGTAATTTTTTCAAATAATATAGAATGGTGTAAAAAAAATAAAAATAAATTTAATTATAAAAATAAAATATTATATTTTCTTGACATAAATATTGTGGAAATAGAGTTTATTTTATTAACAATGATTAAACATAATATAGTTTCCGATTCACATTTTAGTTTAATGGCATCATATATTAGTTATTATGAAACAAAAAAAACTATAATTGTACCAAGTTCAACAATTTCTTTTCATGAAGATATAACAAATGTTATTTAAATTATATATTTATAAACGAATTAAATTTCTAAAATTTCTATTATAAAAAATATCATTAATATTTCCAATAATATACCATAATTCAATTATATTATTTATAAATAAAATATAACTATGTATATTTTTTTCATTATGTTTAAAATAAATTCTATCACACATTAAATGTCCACTAACCATAATGTTATTATCTGTTATTTTTGCTATTTTATCTCTTAATAATTTATAAGTATCTTGAGAAATTTCATACCAGTTATTATAACAGTCATTAAATAATTCTATATCATTATTATCAAAATCTCCAATATATTTATATAAATATATATCATTATTTGAATAATTAACAAATTGGTTGTAATCCATTTATAATAATATATCTAATATTAAATTCATTTTTTTATTTTATTATAATTAAAAGTTCACACATCATAATACTACCAAATAATATCCATAATTATTAATATAAAAAAGAGTTTAACGCCCCCAACAGGGATCGAACCTGTGACCTAACGATTAACAGTCGTTCGCTCTAACCAACTGAGCTATAAGGGCGGCGTGAATTTCTTCACAATATAATATATATTATAATTCTTATATAATTTTTTAAAATAGTATTTAAAAGTTATAATTAAATAATTAAATAATGAATAAATTATTTATTCTACTTTTTATAATTAATATTTTTGAAGTTTATTCATATAATTTGAATTTATTTCCACTTATTCGCAAATTATTAAATAAACCAACCAAAAATATAACAGTAAATAAATATAATGATTATATTTTAAATAGAATTTTATTAGATAAAAAAGTTGATAAAATTGTTGGAAAAAAAAATATAACAAAATAATATAAAAAAAACTATTGTATTATTAATAGGAATGTATACAAATTATGTTTATTAAAATAAATACTAAAAACTTGTCGATTACTCTATGTAAATTATTTTTTAAAACTCCAATTAACCGATCACAAAATAATAGTGATTACAATTGGATTTATCATATGAGAAATTTTAATTATAAAGATTGTGGCTGTACTGATGTGTCACAATGCAGAAGTAATAAAAAAGTAAAAGAAAAGATAACAGACATTAATTATAATATTAGTTTATTACATCAAATGTCTACAATAAGAAAAAATTACATGTAAATAAATTATTTTTATATAAAGTAATATTATTATATAATATTATTATTTTATGTCATTTAAAATAATTGGTATACCTAAAGAATTAAAAAATAATGAAAGAAGAGTTATTTTTAATCCTAATGAAGTTAAAAAAATAATGGATTTAGGTTTTAAAGTTAATATTCAAAAAAATTCGGGTTTATTATCAAATTATTCAAATATAGAATATGAAAAAATAGGAGCAACATTATGCGATACGATAGAAGAAATTTACGAAAAATCAGATATAATTTTTAAAGTTAAAGAACCTCAAGAATATGAATATTCATTAATAAAGGAATATCAAACTATTATAGGATTTTTTCATTTTGCAGGAAATAAAAAATTAAAAGATATAATGATTAAAAATAAATCGTGTTGTGTTGCTCTCGAAAGTGTAAAAGTAAATAATGAATATCCAATTTTAAAAGAAATGTCAATTCTTGCTGGAAAAAATGCTCTTAATATATCATATGATTTTCATAATAAAAATATATTTAATAAAAAATTAGTTATAATAGGTCTTGGAAATGTAGGTCATGCAGCATTATATGAAGCATTCAATTTAAATTTTAATAATATACATATAATTGATTTAAATTATAATAAATTAGAAAATATTAAATTAATTAATAATTCTTTAAAAATTTATGAATATAATGATACAAATTTAAATACAATTATGAAAAATGCAGATATTGTAATTGGAAGTATTTATGTTGATCTAAAAAAAACAAATAAAATTATTACAAATGAATTATTAGATTTAATGCACGATAATTCAATATTTGTAGACGTATCAATTGACCAAGGCGGTATGACAAGTCAATCAAAACCAAAAACTATAGAATCGCCCTATAATATTTATAATAATAAATATATTTATTGTGTACCCAATATACCATCTTTAAGTGGATATATGGCAACAAATATATTATCCTTAATTGTTTATAGATGTTTTAGTGATATTTTAAATAAAGTTGTATTTGATAATAAACCTTTGAAAGAAATTATAATAGATGATACAAATTTAAAAAATGCAATTAATATTAATAATGGAATTATATTAAATTCGAATATTCTATAAAAAATGAAACATTTATTATAGAATATTATTAAATGTATTACCATAATTTAAATGTTTCACAAATAACTGATATGAAATTAATAGAATATATTAACAATAATTTAGAATCTGAATATATTAATATTAATGATAATATTTACAGTATATATATGTGTGAAATGGATAATATTACATACTTGGTTTCAAAAATTGAATATAAATCTTTAGAATTTAAAAAATTATTTAATTTTAAAGATGATTTAACAAATTTTTATAAAGGCAAAATTGTTAAAATAATATAAAATTTATTTTATATAGATTAAATAAGCGTTAATCTATCGAATATAATGAAAGAAAAGTATATCATTAATGGAGAATATAAAAATGATGAATTTCATTTTACTTTTCATAAAAAAAAATATAAAACATGTCTTCAAAAAATATTTCCATGTTTTTTTAAAACTGAAGAATAAATTAATATAATTATTTATAAAAAAATAAATACTCTCAGTGGGGCTCGAACCCACGACCACAAGGTTAAAAGCCTTGCGCTCTACCGACTGAGCTATGAGAGCACATATATATATATAATATATTCTTTATATATTTTTAATCTTTATATAATGCATAATTGCTATCATAATATGGTAATACTATATAACCATTTTTAGAAATTTTTTTTTTTCCATTTTTTAAATTACAATAAAATTTTTTGTAATAAAGCATATTTTTTGTTATCAAATTAAAAAGTAAATTAATAATTATAAATAATATAATTATAGATATTATTTTATAATATATACTTACTTTATTTGATATCAAAATATTAAGAGAATATAAAATTATAAATAAAAATATTAAAAAGATAGTTATTAAATGTATATAAATATCTGAACCATTTATCATTTTATCTAAATCTATAATAAGTTGAGATTTAAATGTCAGAATTAGAATTAATAATTATACTTGATTTAGATGGTACAATTATTGGTAATTGCTGTTTTCAAGCAGACTTGTATAATTTACAATTAATACAAAAAAATAACAAAATAAAATTAATTAATAATTATCATTTGCAAAAATCTTATGGTATTAATTCTAAATTAATTAGACCTAATTTTTTATATTTTTATAAAAAAATAAAACATTTATATCCAAAATCTCTTATATATATATATACTGCATCTGAAAAAAAATGGGCATATAAAGAAATAGAATATATTGAAAAAAATTTACAAATTAAATTTAATAGACCAATATTTACAAGAGATGATTGTGTTTTAAATAGTAATAATGAATATAAAAAATTAGTTAAAAAAATATTACCAAAAATTATAAAAAACTTACAAAATAAAAATAATATAGAAGATAAATTATTAATTATTGATAATAATAATACATTTATTGATTATTTAAATAATTTTATACTATGTAAAACATATGATTATACTTATTTCCTTGATTTATGGAAAAATATAAATTATGATTATTATATTAATAATAATTTAAAAAATTATGTTAATAAATTAATTCAAAATAAAAAAATTAATAAATATATGTATCATGATGATATTTCAAATATTAAAAAAGAATTAATACATAAATGGAATTATAAAAAATATAAAAAAATAAATAAGCATAATAATTATGAATTAAATGACATGTTTTTCGAAAAAATAACAAATGAAATTATTAATAATAAATTTAAAAAATTTAATAATGATACTATTACTTATTTGAGAAAAATACTAAAATAATTTATATATTTAAATATAATTATATTTCTTTATTAGAAACGAATTAAATGGATTGTATTAGTGATGTTTTTTGTTATAAACATAAAAGTTATAAAAATACTGACATAATAGTAAATATTATATATTATGGCGTATTATTTTTACCATTGGTAGTTGGTATGTCTATAGGAGCAATATATAGAAATAAATGGCAAGAAGATAAATATAGGAATTTGATTAAACCCGATTTTTATCCACCTGGTTATTTATTTAGTATAGTGTGGCCTATTTTATATCTAATCATCGGAATGATATATAGTTATTCGCTGTATGATATAGATTGTAGTCCATTTGGATATTCCAAATGTGGTAAAAGACAGTTTTTTAAAAATAGTAAATATTGGATAATACCGATATTGGCATTAATATTTAATTTTTCATATACACCAGTTTTTTTTAGTAAAAATGGATTATTAAATGGATTAATTATTATAATATTGAGTTTATTTTTTGCAATATTGACATTAATTCAGTTTATAATGCAGAAAGATTTTTCCCATACTAAATATATATGGGCAATTTTAGCATTGATCCCTTATATAGCTTGGTTATCTTACGCAAGTTATTTATCATATAACATATATATATTAAATGACAAAAAAAAGGATATAATTATATAATAAGCAATATATATATAAGATTATCGCAAAAAAACTAAAATAAATGGTTTTTAATGGAAAATACTAATACAAACCATACTAAATATCCAATTATTGGTGATATAATATAATTATCAAAAGAATTGTAAACAAATAATATTGTAATTACAAATAATGCATAAATACTTAAAAATATCAATAAATTAAATAAAAAATTATTAATATTATTTTTCTCATTTTTACAAACATAAAAGTATGCAAATAGAAAATATATTGGTATAAATGGCAATAATGATAATACTTTAGTATTATTACTTTTACCAAAATAATGTATTAGTGTTATTATTGTGCCACCAATGAAAAATCTTATATGATATATGATAACATATCACTTCTATATATAATATATTATATTATATTATATTATATTATATTATAATTTTCATATCGTCCTATCTTATTTACTTTAAAAAATGCATAAAAAAAATCGAAATAAATTTTGTATATATTAAAATAAATGAATAAAAAAATATTATTACTTGTTTTATATATTTTATCGAGTGAATGTTTTATATTTGATAACAAATTAGATTTATTAAAAAATGTAAAATATAAAAATATTAAAAATAAAATTGAATTAAATAATAAAAAAATATATAAACGATTTGTTTTTAAAAACAATAAAATTCCTAAATTAATAAGATATATTATACATAATAATTTCTGTTTAAAAGATGCTGAATTAAAACATAGTAGAATTGCTATACTTGCTGTTATTGGAAGATATTTTGCTGAAATTATACACCCAGTTCTTGCTTTAAATTTATATTCTAAAAATCTATTAATCAATAAAGAATTAGTACCATCCTTTTTTAATGGAGGAATGAATAATATTCATTGTATTTTTTATATATTTTGCATATTTTATATTTTTATAATTGAATTAAATCATTTAATTATTATGGTAGATATTACAAATAAAACAAATACGATTACTAATGATAATATACTTGTAAAAACTTATAATAATTTAACACACACACAACAAAATTTATTAAGTAATCTCGAAATTAATTATGGTAGATTATCGATGTTTTTATCATCATGGTTTACTTATTATGAATTAGTTACAAAAAATCCAATTATATATAGTTTAGATTTAATATTTTTTATTGCATTATTAATATTTACAACAGTGGTTTCCATTTTTACATAAAAATTAAAAATTGATTATTTAAAATAAAGTAGTTTCTAATAGATATACAGAGAATGTCAGATAATAAATTACAAAAACCATTCTTGAAATGGGTAGGTGGCAAAACACAAATTATTAATGATATAATTTCAAAAATACCAACTGAAATGAATAATTATCACGAACTATTTTTAGGTGGTGGAAGTGTTTTATTATCTGTTTTATCATTGCAAAAACAAAATAAAATTCTAATTAAAAATAAAATTTACGCATACGATATTAATAGTGATCTTATCAATGTATATAAAAATATTCAAAATAATAAAGAAGAATTATATAAAATTATTAATTTATATATCAATGAATATAATAGTATTACAGGCTCTATAATTAATAGAAAACCTATTTCTATTGAAGAATCACAAACTTCTAAAGAAAGTTATTATTATTGGATAAGAAATAAATATAATAAAATGGATAAAAATACAATAGAATGTTCGGCGCTATTCATGTTTATTAATAAAACTTGTTTTAGAGGTATGTATCGTGAAGGTCCAAATGGATATAATGTCCCATATGGACATTACAAAGAAACACCAACAATAATATCTAAAACAGATTTAGATTATATTAGTGATTTAATAAAGGATGTTGAATTTAAACATAATAGTTTTACTGACTCGATAAAAAATGTTAACGAGGGTGATTTCGTATATTTAGACCCACCTTATGCTCCAGAAAACTCAAAATCTTTTGTTGGATATAATGCAGATGGTTTCAATTTAGAAACACATAAATTGTTATTTAATGAAATTAAAAAATTAAAAAATATAAAGTTTGTTATGAGTAATGCAAAAGTAGATATAGTAACAAATTCTTTTAAAGATTATAATTGTCATGAAATTCTAGCAAGACGAGCAATAAATTCAAAGAATCCTAGTTCTACTACTAAAGAGGTAATTATTAATAATTAACAATGTAATTAATTATATCATCTTTGTATGTTTCGCTATTGCCCCAAAAATATTTGATACCTTTAAAATCTAAATATTCTAATTCTGCAATACAGTTTATTTTGAACCAATCTGATAAACAATATATGTATATAATATTATAATTTGGGAAAGTCCTTGAGTATTGCCATAATTTAAAATCAGGTGTTTGTATTTTTTCACATACAGAACCCGAACATTGCTGAAATTTTTTTTCAATAATGAATATGTTTTTAAATTCTTTATCAATATAACATTCGTCAGGATTTTTACAACCATGTGCTTTATTAATATTTTTATCAATCTCATCTTTCATGCATTCAAAAAGGTGAGATTGTTTAGTTTTAACTAAACTTTTGCTAGTGTTATTAAAATTTATTATACTGAAATATTTGTTTTGTTGAAGTGTTTTTATTTTATCATCTAAATCTGTTAATTTTTCATAAGGTAATCCATTTTTATTAGTGTTCGAACCTCCCGCCCCCGTTCCTTTGTTCAAAGTTTGCATTAAATAACAAATGATTATTACAAATAATAATCACTTTTTTTTATTTAATCCAATCCATCTAACAAATTCATATGCGATATTGAAACTTCTTCAATAATTAAATTATTGTTTTTTTTAATATATGATACCGTCTGTAATAATGTATCTGCCAAATCGTCTTTCTTTTTATATTTGGTAAAATATGTATTTAAATTTTCATTATTTTTAATATAATATTTAGTTATTTCTATACCATCATTTTTATTATTTCTATATTTATCCCTTTTTTGTTCTTTTTTTGTTCTGGTATTATCAATTTTTATAAGAGATTCTGGTTTAAATGTATGATATTGTAGTTTTAAACTTGCATTAATTAATAAAACATTCATATTCAATTTATCCCAATGTTTCAATAAAGAGAAATAACTGAATATTAATAACTGAATACTTTTCATAATACCATTTAAATTTGAAGGTTGATTTTCAATTAAAACATAATCAATTTTATCATATTTTAATTCTTCTAGAGAACCCATAATATTATCTAGTTCATAAAACAGAATTTCAGATATACTATTAAGTCCATTAATATCTTTTTTTTTTTCTACCAAAGTAATAACACGCCAATCTATAATTTCAATCAAATTATTATCTTGATTTAAAATACATAATGCTAAATTTTTAACACCAATATCAAAACTAATATACAACATATAATAAATAAGTTATTATATATTTAAATAATAATAAAAAAGTACATATCTGTAAAAATTATTAAAATTAAAATATTATTTATAATTTATAAAAAAATTAAAGATATGTACTTTTTTTTAAGAAGATAAAGCTTTAAATTTAGCACATATATCTTCAGCAGTTCTGTTAGTGGTTAAAGGAACTCCTACATCGCTAGTTTTATCAACAAATGCAATACCTGGATAACCATTAATACCGTGTGTTTGCATTCTTTTACCACAATTTGGATCAGTATCCATAACATGTTCAAAACAATCACCTAACTCGTTTTTAGTTTTTGAAAATTCACTATCTTCACCAATTGGAGATTCTTTATCTTGCATTCCCATAAATGATCTACAATGTGGACACCAAGAAGCTGTATAAATTACAATCATCTTAGTTTGATTGTATCCCATATTAGAAGAATTAAACCCTTCTATAATATTGTCAGGAGGGGGGGCGACAGGGTATTCATCTGTAACTGTAATTTCCATATCTACCAATGTCGTATCCGTTTTATTATTTAAATTTGACATAAAATAGTATAAAACACCAAATACTAATACTATTAATAAAACAATTAATAAATATTTTGTTGTTTTTCTACTCAATATAGTTTTTTTCATTTTATTATACTATAATATAATAATATAAAAATTAATTTGTAATATAATATAATATATAAAACCATTTATCTAGATTATAATCATTTGGTTCTATTAAATTAAATAAATCGTCACCGTATTTAATATAAATATTATTTAAAATATTTTGATCTTTTCCTGCAAAAAAATCATTTGATATAAAAGTATCTAGCATTGAATAATAAATATTAAACCATTTTTCCATTAAAAATTTAGACGATATTATAGCACCACCACCACATCTATTTATTCCTGTTTTATATTTATATGGTATTATTGTATTTTTATAAGATAACTCTTCTTTTGTAAA